GCAATTGCTGTCTCGGTCATGTTAATCTCGCTAATATGGTGGATGTCGATGGTGTTATCGACTGGCGTAAGCTTGCTCGCACAGTTCGTACGGGGGTACGTTTTCTTGATAACGTACTTACGGCGAATCATTTCCCGATTGCGGAATGCGAGGAGGGAGGAATGCGATCTCGTCGGGTTGGATTGGGAATCACAGGACTTCACTACTTCCTCATTAAGGCAGGATTTCGATATGGATCAGAGTCGTGCCTGGAATTCTTGGAACGGCTCTTCACAACGATAAGAAATGAGGCGTATAAAGCTTCTATGTACTTGGCTAGGGAGAAAGGAAGTTTCCCAGCGTATGACTGGAGTCAATTGAAGGATGAAAAGTTCTTTAAAACTTTACCTTCTAGGATTCGTTCGGATGTTAAAAAAAATGGCTTGCGTAATGCCGTTCTACTTACAGTTGCACCTACTGGAACTATTAGTATGATTTTAGGGGTATCTACGGGTCTTGAGCCTATATTTGCTCCTGTGTATAAACGACGATGGCGTACAAGTACTGATGGTGTTTGGAATGAGACTGTCGTTATTGACCCACTCTTTAAAGATTTATACCTTAGAGGTCGTAGTGTCAACCATTGTGTTGGGGCTTATGATGTTACCCCAGAAGAACATATTAAAGTTCAGGCAGTCGTACAGACGTACATTGACTCAGCTGTGTCAAAAACGTGTAATCTTCCTTCTGAATTTGAACCTTCCAGTCTATATGACGATCTTTTGACGTATGCTAGTGATATGAAAGGTTTTACTTTTTATCGTGCTGGTTCTCGGGGAAATGAACCGTTAGAAGCACTAGATATTTCTACGATAGACTTGGACCTTTTAATCAAAAAAGGTACGCTTGAAGAAAGTGCTGCCTCAGTTAACGCGTGCAAGTCAGGAATGTGTGAAATTTAATGCCATTGTATTCTTATAAATGTAAAGCGTGTGAAAACGTCGAAACTGTTAATTGTCTTATGAAGGACATGAAAAAATGGGTTAAATGCCCGGAGTGCGGGAAAAGAGCAAACAGAATATTTGAAATTACAGGGACTCAAATCAACGTACAAGGAGGAACTCCTATTTACGACAAAAGAAGGGACCATAAAAAAGACTGTGGTGTAGCAACCAGATGGCACGATGATGAAGTCCGAAAAACCGAAAAAGCTCTTGACTTCAAGACTGGAATTTCTCCATACTCCAAAATGATACCGAATTATTCGGAGTTGGAAAAGCAAGGAGTTGTAAAAAAAGCCTCAAAAGAACAGCAGAAGGACCATAAGGAGAAGGCTACAAAGATTACAAAGGATGCGGTATCGAAACTTTCAGGGGCAGAAAAAGACCATGCGGTCAGGGGTTCCGGAAATTCAATGGGTCCCGGTCAATGAGCGCTTCGAATTCCGAAAGGTGCGGATGTTTCGGATCTACTGGTCAATTTTAGTGATAACTTGCCTTTAATAAGGTAACATGGCATATGAATTAGCTGACAGTATTCAGAGGGGGATTATTTACCTAGCAAAGTCTGACCCCACTTTTCTCATTCAATCTATGCCAATGGTGAAGTCAGAGTATTTTGAATACCCCTCACACCAAAAGTTTTTTCAGGTTGTTGTTGACCACTATCAAAAGTATAAAAAACTTCCAACTGACGATTTCATTCTAGAAGAAGTTAAATCTCTAATGTCTTCGACTGAGCTTCTCTCTGATTACAAAGATGAATTGGAGCAGATTAATAATCTTGATGAAAAGTCCTTGGATAATGAGGACTACCTCCTAGATTTAGTTGAGAATTTTGCCAAAGAGCAAGCTATAACGGACGCTGTCCTCTCATCTATAAGTCTAATAGAACAGAAAAATACGACGACATCGAAGATTTAGTTCGGGGGGCTCTTACCGTCACTAGAAATCTTGATTTAGGGGTCAACTATTTCAGCTCCTTTGAAGATAGATTTTCCAAGGAAGAAAATGAGCAGGACTACAAGTTCCGAACTCTTTTTGATTCTATGAATGAGTCGCTTGAAGGGGGGTTAGCTGCAAAAGAGCTTGCTATGGTTGTTGCACCTCCTGGGGTTGGAAAATCTTTATATTTAGCCAATCAAGCTGCTCGGTCTGTAATAGACGGTCACAATGTCCTTTACGTCTCCTTAGAAATGTCTGAAGACAGAGTGGCTCAAAGAATGGATAGTATTTTTACGCAGGTAAAACAATCTGACCTCAAACACAGAAGGTCAACTATTATCGAAAGGTTTGACAAAATTAAGAAAGCGAAGCCTAATATGGGCTCCCTCAGGATAAAGGAATTCCCAACGAAAAGAGCTACGGTGAGTACTTTAAGGTCTTTTTTATCTCAGTTACGAAACGCTGAGGACTTCGAACCTGATGTGATTATTGTAGATTATCTTGAACTTCTTTCGACAGACGCCACTCTTAAGGAGTATCAAGCACAGGAGAGACTAGCGCAGGAGCTTCGTGGTTTAGCTATCGAACATAAGTGTTTGCTTTGGACTGCCACTCAAACCAACCGGGAAGGAAAACGAGTTAGTCTTATCACAGATACAGAATTAGCCGATTCTTATGGAAAAACTCGCGTGTGTGATTTGGTTTTTTCGGTTAATCAGAACGAATTGGAGTTTGACAAAGGAGAAGCTCGGATATACGTTATTAAATCTAGAAATGGGAGGTCTAGATATGTAATACCTTCCATTATAGACTATTCCAAGCTTACAATCCACCAAAAAACGACATGAACCGGCTAAAAAAACCAATTCACCCAATGCGTCTCCATACAGGAATTAAAACATTTACGATTGAACAAAAGTCTCTCTCCAAGGACAGTTTATATGGCTGTGTTGAGTTTCCAAAAGCTCTTATAACCGTAGACCCAAATCAAAGTGAGCAGGACTACAAAGGAACTCTCCTTCATGAGATTTGCCATGTAGGGTGGGAGCTTTTTGGGTTGGGAGACGACGATGAGATGCCTACTGTAGGCAACGAATACCTAACTACTGTAACCTCCAACATGATACAGTTATTAGCAACCCTAAACACCGAATTATTCGAGTACTTACTTACCAATGAATAGCGCAATTGAAACTTACAACAGTCTAGAAAATAAGTATCTTACAATATCCAAGGAGTATTTGGAGATAACTGAAGATAACATGGATGAGGCCTTACAAAACCACACTGCCTTGTATGCGTTTTTTGGGGCTGTATTAGCGTATGCGAAGAAAGTTTATAATTCTGCTGAAATTACTTTTGAGTATGCCGAGGCGGAAGTTAAGGAGTCTCGCAGGGAATTTTTACTCTCCCAAGATAAGAAAGTTACAGAGGCAGCTCTAAGTGCACATGTTCTAACTTTGGATTCAATCAAGGACCTTAAATCACAGGTTCTAGAATCTCAGCACAAGTACAACTTGGCTAAGAACATAGTCACTTCTCTTGACCACCAAAAAGATATGTTAGTACAGATGTCCGCAAATAAAAGAGCAGAGATAAAACTAGTATCTGACCTTGGATAATCACTATATAATAGTGATATGTGGAAAAACATAATATCACAATTAAATAAATCAATTCTCAGTAACTGGAAGTGGTTATTAGCAGGGTTTGCTGGTAGCATTTTCGGAAAGCTTTTCCTATAAGAAAAGTTTAGGTTTCAAAAAAAATATATCTAAATAATGGTCCAACCCGCAATTCCCACAACCGACGCTCCCACCAACATCACAGGTGGAGGAAACTCTGGCTACTTTATCAGCGGCATTTCGCCGGTATCAGGCGTATCTGGTACAATACCGAGCGGGGTTGAAACCTCAGGCCCCTGGTACATTGAACGCCAGGAGATGAGTATTTTTTACACTCGAGTGGCTACAGCAGCTAGGGATGCTCTCCCGCACAGAGACTGCTCCTTGAGTGGGGTTAATACTTCTGCCTTAGGTAAAAACAACAACATATCTCAGACATTTCTCGTCGTTGATGTGCAAGGCCGCTGTCACGCTACAAGTTCTACCAATGTACATGCTGGACCTTGGCAACAGCCTCAAAAATTCACGCTACTTGCCTTCGACGCAGATTACAGAGGTCGTACTTATGGCTCTGTTAGCGCAGGATGCCTAGGACCTGCTGGTAATATAACCACCGCACAAAACTTCTACGCTAGGAGACTCTTGAAGCCCAATGATGTGCTTTATGATGAAGCTTGTTGGAAAGGATTTAGTTTTCAAGTAATGAATAGTTGGGGTCCTAACGGTCAAACTGAATTCATGAACCGATTCCATAAATGGTTAGGATGGGGATACGAGAACAACTTTTGGGGATACCTCGCTGAATGTGTGGGAGTCCAGTTCCACCAGGCCATGTTAACGCGTTCGGGAGGGTACACCACAGCCCAAGACCAGTTGTCCGACGCTAGAAATCTTATAAATGACTGCGGTGAAAGGTTGCGCGATGCAAACTTGTGGGATTACTTCTTAAAAAATATAACAGATGTAGAGGGGTCAATTTACCCCTTACCTCACTATTCAATAGACCGACACGATTTTAGTTAGTAAAAACTAATTAAATCTTCGTAAAAACGAACTATAATAAAGGGAACCTAAACAGTTCCCTTTATTTTTTTATAACAATATTAACATGGTAAACTTAGACGAACTACGAAAAAAGTACAATCAAATTAACAGAGTAAAGTCTGATAGTGACAATAGTGATTTCCTGAAGAGGTTTCTGATGATGGAAGAAGGAACCACTGTAGTGAGAATTCTCCCCGCCAAGGAGGAAGGGGAGGATTTTTATGCGGAAACAGCTATCCATCGAATTGATGGAAGAAATCATCACTGCCCAAGGGTCAAAGGAGGTGACTGTCCTCTTTGTGACCTTAGCTTCAGGCTATGGAATACCAAGGTAGAGGAGAACCAAAGTATTGCTCGACAGATTAAAGCTACTAAAAGATTTTATTTGAATGCAGTTGAGCGTGATTCCGGAGAAGTAAAAATTCTTTCCATGGGAGTTAAGCTTTTTAGCAAGATTTTGGATTGTTTTTTTGACGAAGATTTTGGGGATATCACTAGCACTGAGTCAGGGCACGACTTTAAGATTGTCAAGGATAATCAAGGACAATGGCCCAACTATGATAAGTCCTCACCAAAACCTAAAAAGACCAGTGCGGGCTCTGACCAAGAGATTGCGCAATGGCTGGATGAGCTTCACGATATTAAAGGCCTTGTAAGAGTTGCTTCTTACGAAGATTTGAAAAAAATGGCTCTTAGCATCGCAGGTGGAGAGGATACCCCAACGCCAAACACTTCTACAGATGAAGAAGATGGAGATTACCTATCCCATCTTAAAGGCTTGGGTAATGACTGAAGAACCTAAGAAAAAGGAAGAGAAACGCAAGCTTAGAATCCTTGCGTTTCCTGCTAATACTGGAGGGTGTAGCTACTATAGGATTATTATGCCTATGGACAAGCTCTCTGAGAAATACCCAGATGATGTTGAAGTGAGGTTTAACTTTAACCCCCTAAAATGGGATGAGGACAAGCGTCAACCGGCAGAAAAAGGAACAGAGCTTGAGGATTTAGACTGGGCTGATATCGTGTTCACTCAGAATATTGCTAATCTGGGACCTCCTTACATGATTGAATTATTTAAGAGGTGTAAGGAAAAGGGTAAGTTTATACATTATGACACTGATGATTTGCTGACCAATTTATACGCTGGGCACAGATTGGAGGGGGTGTACAGGGACCAACAGCTAGATGAACTAACTAAGGTTTTGTATCACAATGCTGATTTAGTTTCAGTTACGCAGTCTAAGTTCGCTCAGAGAGTTGCTCCGTATGTTAGAGGTACTTTGTGTGTTATTAAGAATGCTATAGACTATGACCTCCCCTGTTGGAATTTTCCAAAAATAAAGACCCCCAATAAAAAACTGTGTCGTATTGGGTGGGTAGGGGGTATTCACCATGAACAGGATGTGAGACAAGTTCCCAGTATTGTTATGGGGGTAAACTCCAAAGTAGGTGCTGAAAATGTACACTGGGGCTTCTACGGTAGACCAGTTTTGGGTCCTGATGAGAAGCCAGACTGGCAGCAAGATGTTTGGGATACTTACGAAAAATCATTTGGCATGGGAGTAAAGCACAAAAATATAGTTGTGTATCCTGCCTCCCCTTCCCACATGTATGGAGTTATGTACAGAACCATTGACATTTCTATTGCCCCTTTGGAGTTTAATGAATTTAACGATTCTAAATCGGAGATTAAGGCGATGGAAGCTGGTAGGTATGGAATTCCTTTGGTAGCCACTAATTGTGGGTGCTATGATGAGATTATAAAAAATGGGGAAACAGGTTACCTAATAAACAAAAACAACCCAAAGTCTGAGTGGGTCAGAGTTTTATCTCACATAGCTAAAAACAGAAAACATCGAATCGAGATGGGGAATAACTTGAAGCAACTTACAGATGAGCGCTTTAATATAAATAATCATATCGGTGCTCGTTATGACTTATACAAGAACTTGCTAAAGACCGAAAAGATAAAACTTCTATGAAAACACCAAAAATCAAAATAATTTCAGGATTTACTCAGGCCGGGGGTTCCACGGTGGCTAATATAAACTTATGTAACCTTTTCAACGAGAAAGGTTTGGACTGTACTTTCTATGGACCACAAGAGTGGCATCTAGACAAGTGTAACGGAGCCCTTCTTAACCC